AGCCGCCAATCTTGTAAAGAAGAATTTTCTTGATAAGATAGCCTCTTTTGAGGGGAAACATTGGTTTGCAATGCCGATAGCCTCAGAAGGCTTGGAAGAGGCCGGAAATGCTCTTGCCAGTTATGCGATAGACCGATTAACAGGTGTAGAGCGTAATGACAATATATTTAAAACGATGCTTGATGCCGGTGTTGCTGGTTCAATGGGAGGTGCACAGTTTTCTCCTTTTATTGGTGCAGCTAAAGGATATAGTGCTTATCAAAAACGGCAGATCACGAATAGATATAAAGAATCTTCAACTTTCGCCGGGGAAATCCTGCATGAAGATGTGGAAAAGTTCAATGACGCGATCGTTAATCGATTGAAAAATCCGAAATCAATACAATCTTTTATCGATAATGTTGCATCGGTTAAGAACTTGAATCCGGAGGAAAAGCGAAAACTTGAACAATACACGGTTGATCTGCTGAATTATAACGGATATGTAGACTATGTGCAGTCGCGTATTGACGAAGAAACAAGACGCCGTATGGATGATATTGGCCGAACGGCCAATAAAGACATGGGGCAAGTTGTTACAGTCAAATTTCCTTCTTCAGACCAGCCGGTTTATATAACAGGCGGTAATATTGTTTTTGACGAAGAAGGATTGGTGGATGCAAAACAGTCGGATGATATTTTGTATTATCTTGATGAAAATGGCAAAGTCCAGCAAGGACGACCTGAAATGTTCGATAGTTTGATCGAACAGTATCCAGTTGAGCAATTATATGCCGATATCATAAACACGGTCCCCGGCGAAGTGATTGCACAAGAAGAGAAGGAGTCCGAAGCAGCAGATATGCAGCCGGTGATGTTTAATCCTGGCGATTTGGTGAATTTGGTGGACGGTCGTCAAGGGATAGTGCAGCAGATGAGCGATGATGGAGGTGTTATCGTTGAAGTTGATGGCATGACGGAAGAAATAGGGGTGGATTCTATTATTGACAATATGTCAAAAAATCAAACCCCAAATGAGGATTCTTCAACGGATGGAGACAGCAGAGTGTTAGAAAATGTGCCGGAAAAGACGTTGGAGAGTGTTGTCGCATCGTTGCCCAAACGAAATGACGGGACGATCGACTATAAGGCCATGACTCCACAGCAGCAATATGAATATACGTCCCTTTCCGAATCTCCTCAGACGGCTCTTGAAGATTTGCGTGCGGATATAGAGAATAAACGAAGTGAAATATCCAAGTCAGAATCCCGGATTGAGAAAGCATCGGGTGGGGAACGTGCATCGTTGCGGGATGAAATACGTGTAAAAAAACAGGAATTGGCAGATCTGGAAGCGTTTTACCAGACTGTCACGCCAGATGTGGATAGTTCTGCCGAAGAAAATGTTATTTTACCAGCATCCCAGACGGAAATTCCGATTAACCAAGAGTCAAATACTCCAGAATCATCTATTCCCATGGACGAGGCTGGTAATCCTATTTATCATCAGGCAGAAATTAGTGATACTTTAGATGCTCTTCTTGACGGTTCCCTGACACTTGAAGAAGTGGACCAGTTTGTAAATAATCATATTTCTGATGCAGAAAGGCGTTTAACCGAGTCGGGCAAAAAGGCTCCTATGATGGAGCTTGATATAGACGGTTATAAAGCCAGAAAAAAAGAGTGGGAAGAAGGGCGGAAGCCTATCGAACAAGAAAAGAGCTATTGGGAAGATATTAAATCAAAATTGCAGGATGCCCGTGTGAAACCGGGTGAAGAAGCTGCCATTAATTTAATGCGTAATACTGCACCACAAAGCGGGGAGGAACTGGCTGCGCAAATGCTGGCCAATGGTTCTATAAAGTTGCTGCAGGATGATTATCGACGTGAAACCGGAGGACGTATATCTGAATCCCGTTCGCTGTTTGGATTGTTTGCCGGGAAAGATAAAGGTGGCGTATCGATAGAGCGTGCCGGCGAAATCCTGATGCAGGCAGATTTAGAGAACGGCACTAATTTCTTTGACCAGAAAGATCCGAATGCTGGTCGTAATGCTATTATTGAGGTGCTTTCGACGGCGCGTACCCGTGGCGATCTGATCAATTACATCAAGAACCGCCGCGAAGCGAAAGCCGAGGAGATGCGGCAGGCAGAATATAACGAATATGCTCGCTGGTGTGAGGAAAATTATCACCTTTCGCCTGAAGATTATGAGGCATACGAAGATGCGGTTGTTCGTGATTTTAAAGAAAAGATGCTTACTGATGAAGAACAATTTGAGTTGGATTCTCAGATGGCTGACGAAATTCGGGCAATCCAGGAAGAACTGGAAGAAATAGATGCTATATTAGCACAAAATAGAACAGAAAAAGATGAAAACACTGAAGGAAATGACGAAAGCGGAGGCGATGTCTTACGCGAAGGAGGCAGCGAGATACTGCAAGGAGAACAATCTGCTCAGACCGGGCGAAGTGGAGAAATTGAAGCAGGAGAACCGGCTGGCCCCGGTGTTGATCGCGCGAATGGAGTTGCACAAGAAAGCGCACCCGGAGAAATAAAACCGATAGGTAAAGGAGTCTTTGGTGATATCTATGATCAATTCAGAGGCAAGGCTAAAGAAGCGATAAAGTTCCTCTTAAGGAAAAGAAGCGGAGAAGCGATAGGTGCACTTCACCACAAAGAGGTCGGAGACATAGATCTTGTTTGGGGCAAAGAGGGGACAGGGAAGAGCAATGGCTTTGGACTATCTAAACTTGCCAAGTTCCACCCCGAGGTTCTCGACAGCTTGCAGGACATCTTAGACGACATGGTGGTGATAAGCCGTAGTGCTAACCGTGTAAACCTTGAGAGTAAAACGCATAAAGCGGCTGTGCGCCTTGAATGGGATGGAGAGAAGAAGAATTGGCTATTGACTGCCTTTGAAAAAGAAAAGCCAACGGCTACCGACAGGACGACAGACATTGGCGATACTGAATTACAGAATGACACAGCTCCTCTGCAAACCGAAAGCTCTTCTACCGACAAAGATAGCGATTCATCTCGTAATATCAACGATTTAAGCGAAAAAATTGCAGATGCCGAAGCAAATACCGATATAAATCCTACCGAAGCCCAGAAGGAAGCCGGCAATTACAAGAAAGGGCATGTGCGTGTAGGTACATTTGATATTAGCATCGAGCAACCGAAAGGTTCTGTTCGTAGTGGCGTGGATGCTAATGGTAAGAAGTGGGAAACGACCATGCAGAACACCTACGGCTACATTCGTGGTACGGAGGGCGTGGACGGCGACCATATAGATGTGTTCCTATCTGATGATATTGATGGGTGGAACGGTCGAAAAGCGTTTGTGGTGGATCAATACAACGAGGACGGCAGCTTTGACGAGCATAAGGTAATGCTTGGCTTCAATGAGGCGGCCGATGCCGAGACGGCTTATTTCGCCAACTATGACAAAGATTGGGCGAAGAAGCACAAGACGGTGGTAACCCCCGTAAACTTGGAGGATTTCGAGAAATGGATAGGTAGCAGCCACCGCAAGACAAAAGCGTTTGCAGAATATAAGAGTGTAAAGACAGAAGACGTTCCTCAAAAAGTGGAATCTTCTGTCTCCGGCAATGGATACACTATTGAGCCGGCACAATACACTACCAAGCGAGGCAAGGTATTGGACATGCACCTTGTAAAATTTCAGTCGGAATTGCGCAAGGAAGTTCAGAAGCACACAGCCATGTTCGCCAAAGAGATGAAAGGCTGGTGGGATAGAGAAAAACGTGGATTTATGATGCGTAGTGAAGAAGATGCCAGACGATTGGTTGACTACGCCACAGATGCACAATCACAACCCCCATTATCCCTGTCCGATTTGTCTAAGGTCAATGACGGTGATGTGCAGTTTGCAGAGTCTCCACAGGCGAAAATACAGAAGCAAGAGGAAAAACAGGAATATACCCCTGTATGGCAATACTCTGTTTCTGTTGACAAGGAAACAGGATATACCACATTGAAGCGTGATGACGTGAGCGGCTCTATCCCTATTGGGGATGGACGTTTCAATTACACAGCAAACAGTCCTGAAGAAATGTTGGAGATTGTGCGCAATCCTAAGAATTTCGATCAGGAGCTGCGTGATGCTGTTGAAACTATTCTTGAAAACAAGGTCAAGATTAGGGAAATTGCACGTGCAGAAAAAGCAGAAACCGTAAAGCAAGAGCCTAAGTCGGAAAATAATCCGAGCGGCAACCGTCTTGTTACCGATGAACGGTACGCTGAGCTTCGCGAGCGTATGCGCAAGAAACTTCTCGGTCAAATGAATATCGGCATAGATCCAGAGATACTTGCAATCGGTACGGAAATGGCAGTGTATCATCTGGAGAAAGGATCGCGGAAGTTTGCCGAGTATGCAACGGCCATGATTGCAGACTTGGGTGATGCCATACGTCCATATCTCAAAGCGTTCTATAATGGCGCAAGGGACCTGCCCGAAGTTTTAGAAAATGGTTTGAACAAAGAAATGTCTTCTTACGATGAAGTTCAGGCATTTGATGTAACCAATTTTGATAAACCTGGCATTGACATTTTTGCGACTGCTGAAACCATAGCGAGAGAAGCAGAAGTAAACAAGGAAGTTGAAATTGCTGAAGAACGTATAAAGAAAACTCGTTCGACGCGCAAAAAGGTTGAGAAAAAAACAGTAATTTCGCGTAAATCAAACAGCTTAGATTTGTTTGACAATCAATTTGATAATAACGAAACTAATAACAAAGATGGATTACGAAGAAATGATGCAGTTCGCCCCGAAGGATTGTCAACCAACGGTAATCGACACGGGCAAGGATTATCAAGAGGCACTGAAACAAGTGGCGAAAACGAACAACAAGCCGGTAGAGGAACTGACAACGAAAGAGAAGGAACAGGCGATGCAGTCGATAGGGCTGTGCGACCTCGACTTTCAGATTCCTTAAACGAACAAAGCATTGAGGGCAAACGCAAGAAAGAGATTGAAAACAACCGAAAACTTGCCGATGAACTCAAAGGTGTTACATTGCGCCTGAACGACAAACTCGGAGGAGAGCATGAGGTTTCCGGTATTGTCTATTATGAACTTGCCAACGTATTCCATTGCAATGACAATATAAGCGGACCATTCCAAGTAACACGCAAGGAACTTGATGCTATTCTCAAAGTTGCACGCAAAAATGAGGACAAGAATACATTTGCCCCCAAGAACACCCGCAACAACCATTCGGAACGTGGCAAAGACCATGCTCCGACATCGGTAGATGCACGTATCGAAGCCAACATCAAGGCTATCGAGCTTGCAAACCTGTTGCTTGAAAGTGGCGAACAGGCTACAGAAAAACAGATGCAAACCCTTCGCAAGTTTAGCGGCTGGGGCGGTTTGGGTAAGGCTTTCAACGAAGATACATCGTATGCTCCTAACCCCATTGCAAAGAAACTCCGTGAATTGCTTGGCGAAAAGGCGTATAAAGAGGCTGTAATGAGTGCAAATAGTGCTTATTACACTCCGGCATACGTTGTGGATACGCTTTGGGACATTGCCGAACAAATGGGCTTCAATGGTGGAAACATTCTTGAAGGTTCTGCCGGTATCGGCAATATCTTGGGACAGATGCCTACAAACATCAGTGAGCGTAGCGATATCCATGCCATAGAGATTGACGGAACTTCAGGCGGTATTCTCTCGCTCCTTTATCCTGATGCCAAAGTGGAAATACAGGGCTTTGAGCAGACACGCATACCTAACGGCAGTGTGGATTTGGCTATTACCAATGTTCCGTTCGTTACCGGACTCCGTGTAAACGATATCACGGGTGACAAAGACTTGTCGAAGAAATTCCACAATATACACGATTTCTGTATAGCAAAGAATGTGCGCAAACTGCGTGAGGGCGGTTTAGGCATTTTTATCACGTCCAACGGTACGCTTGACAACAGCAAGAAACTCCGTGACTGGATTGTGAGCGAGGGAGGTTCAGACTTCGTGGGTGCTTTCCGTATGCACAACAAGACTTTCGGCGGCACCGGAGTAACCTCTGACATCGTTGTTATTCGCAAGCGTGTGAACGGACAGAAGTCTGTCCATGCCATTGATGTAAGCGATGTGAGCGGAGAACGTATGACGGAGTACGACACTGGGGAAACACGCAAGGTCAAGGGCAAGGAAACGCCTGTCATCAAGCAACTTTCGATGGACTACAACCGATATTTCATTGAACATCCCGAAAATATGGCAGGTGAAATGCACTTTGCATTTGAGAAAGGCGACACTTTCCGCCCGACAAGCAAGGGTTTATACCCTAAGCAGGACAAGAAGCAGGAAGATATGTTATCGGAGTTTGTCCGTTCATTCAGTGCAGAGGAATTTGGCGAACGCAGCACAGAACTTGTCACTGATGCAATGCCCGGCAAGAAGATTGGCGAAGTGTTTGTTAAAGACGGAAAGCTGTACATCAACTCAACCGCAAGCGCACAACCTCTCGATGTGAATGCCAATAAGGTAAAAGGACATACGAAAGTGGAATGCTTCGAGGCGTACACCGCCATCAAGGACGCCCTTGCAGAGGTCCTTTCCTATCAGACCGAGAACGAAAGTGATGAGGGACTGAAGCCCTTGCTTGACAAACTCAACAAGGCATACGATGATTTTGTTTCCACATACGGACACTTCAACAAGAACACAGCCATTGCATTCCTCCGTAATGATGTGGACTATGCCAATGTGTTCGCTCTTGAAAAGTTTGAAGAAACGGCAGATGAAAAAGGGAACCGGGTACAGAAATTTGACAAGACCGATATATTTAGCAAGCGTGTTGTTGAAAAAGAGAAAGAGCCTACTCCAACCAATATCAAGGACGGTATTATTGCAAGTATCTTCAAATTCGGTCGTGTTGATGTACCATACATCGCGGAACAACTTGGTACAGGTATCGAGGATGTGAAGAATGAAATAATCGAAAGTGGTTATGGCTTCGAGAACCCTGTAACCCGGCAGATGGAAGCATCGTATCAGTACTTGAGTGGAAATATCCGCGAAAAACTCCGTCAAGCAAAGGAAAACAACGAGAATGGGAAATTTGACCGTAACATCAGGGCATTGCAGGAGGTTATGCCTATGGAAATTCCTGCGCATTTGATTGATTTTACCCTCGGAAGCTCTTGGATTGATCCGAAACTATATGAGGATTTCGTAAAAGAACGCACGGAGGTTGACGTACGGTTTACAGCTGTTGGTGGTACTTGGTTTATGAAAGAACCATACTTTACTAACTATGAAAAGAACCGCGCAATGGGTGTAACCAGTGAAATGCTCGGTCGAACCATTATGGGACACACCCTCATAGAAGCCGCCATTCAGAATAAGAGCATCACGGTTTCCACTACCAAGAAGCATTATAACGGCACAACCGAGACCATCACCGACAAGGAAGCGACACAGGCATGCGCTGCCAAGATTGACGAAATTCGTCAGGACTTCAAAGATTGGGCAAGGCAGAAGATGCAAAGTGATCCGAAAATGTCTGCATTAATTGAACGTATCTATAATGACACGTTCAACAACTTTGTGCCGATGAGCGTACCCGATGAGTTTGTGCCAGAATATTTCGGTGGTGCTTCTCATGAGTTCAAGATGCGCCCGCATCAAGGCAGAGCCATTGTTAGAGGCACACAACAGCCTTTGTTGCTTGCCCATGAGGTTGGAACTGGAAAAACCTTTACTCTAATCTCCACCGCTATGGAAATGCGCCGTTTAGGGACTGCACGCAAACCGATGATTGTAGTACAGAACGCTACCGTTGGACAATTTGTTGCGAGTGCAAAAGAACTGTACCCCAATGCCAAGATACTGACACTTGAAGAAGCAGACCGTAATGCAGAAGGCAGAAAGAACTTCTATGCCAAGATACGCTACAACGATTGGGACATGATTGTCGTTCCCCAATCGACCTTTGAATTTATCCCTGACAGCGAGGAAAGGGAAATGGCTTTCGTGCAGGACAAGATTGAGGAGAAGATGCTTATTCTTGAAAAGATGAAAGAGGAAGATCCAGACGGAAAGAGCATGATTACTCGACAGGCTGAACGGGAAATTGAATTGTTAGAGGAACAACTTGTCGAACTTACAAATAATGCTTCAAAAAAACGTACTGCCAACGATGAAAAGAAACGTGCAATAGCCTTGCAGAATGCAGAGGTTAAAGCTATGGAAATGCTTGATCGTCGGACTGACGATGTGGAAAACTTTGACGACATGAACATTGATGCTCTGCTTGTAGATGAAGCGCACGAGTATAAGCATCTCGGATTTGCCACTGCCATGCAACGCGGAGTTAAAGGCGTGGACCCGTCATACAGTAAGAAGTCGCAAGGCGTATTTCTGAAAACACAAGCCATTTTGGAAAAGAACAACGGACGGAACGTAATATTCGCCACTGGTACACCCATTAGCAACACCGCTGCAGAAATTTGGACATTTATGCGCTATCTCATGCCGGCTGACACGATGAAAGAGTACGGTATCTATTACTTTGATGACTTTGTGCGCAACTTCGGTAACATTCAGCAAATGTTGGAGTTTACCACAAGCGGAAAATTTAAAGAGAACAACCGTTTCGCCGGATATGTCAATCTTCCTGAACTGGTGCGTATATGGTCGGGAGTGTCCGATACCGTCCTGACTAAAGAAGCCGGTGGAGTAAAGGACAAGATTCCCGAAATGGAAGGAGGAAAGGCACAAGATCTTTATCTGCCACAGACACGTGCATTGCGTAGCATTATGAAGTTCGTAAAGAACGAACTTGAACAGTATGAGCAGATGAGTGGCAAGGAAAAGAAAGAGAATAGCCATATTCCTCTTACGATGTACGGTATTGCCAAAGCCGCAGCCGTGGATGCCCGACTGGTTCTGTCCGATACGGAGGACGATCCGAACAGCAAGACCAACGAAGCCGTACGCCAGACTTTGCGCTCACTGAAAGAAACAGCCGACTACAAAGGTACGGTTGCCATCTTTGCCGACAATTACCAAAACAAGCAGAGCGGTTTCAACCTGTACGATGACATTAGAGACAAATTGATTGCAGAGGGTGTTCCTGCTGATGAGATTGTAATAATGAGGTCGGGAATGACCGTCAAAAAGAAACTTGAAATCTTTGAAAAGGTAAACCGTGGCGAGGTTCGCGTGATTCTCGGTTCGACCTTTACGCTTGGTACGGGCGTGAACATTCAGGAGCGCTTGCATACACTGATACATTTGGATGCGCCCAACCGTCCTATGGACTATACCCAACGCAATGGGCGTATCTTGCGACAAGGTAACTTGCACAAAGATATGGGTAAGCCTGTACGCATCTTGCGTTTTGGAGTTGAGGACAGTTTGGATGTTACCGCATACCAACGTTTGAAAACGAAAGGAGCCATTGCCGACAGCATCATGAACGGTAAACAGGTAATGACAAACAGTATGTCCAATCGTGTGCTTGAAGAGGAAGAGGATGTGTTCGGTGATACTATAGCCCAACTCTCTGGAAGTGAATATGCGATGTTGAAAAATAATGCGGAAAAGAATGTACGCAAATATGAAAGTAGAAAAAAGCAATGGGAAGCCGATCAAACCTATATCCATAATGCTAAACCAAGATTAAAAGGCTTGATTAAAGACGCAGATGCACGTATTGAGAAACACAGCAAATTGTTAGCTGATATTCGATCTTCATTTCCCGATGGTAAGTTCAAAGAGATTGTTATTGGAAAAAATCATTTTACGGCCGTTGAAGGCATGGATGATTTTTTCAAAGAATATAATAAAAGTATACTTGCGGATGCCAAGAAGATAAAAGATGGTGATATTGCCGGTGATCAGACACGAGAATTAACCGTGCAGATTAGCAATTTCACTTTTAAAGTAAAAACCTTTTTGCAAAAGGAAATGAATCGGGACGGTGGTGCTTTGTTTGTAGAAGTACATCGTAAAATGTACTATTCCTGTCCCGAACTTGATTTAGAGGCAGTGCCTGTGAAGCAATCGTTACTACGAAATGCTATTGAAGACATTGTAAAGAATGTGATTACGGGTAAAGATGATGCCAACAGGTTGGAAGTTGCTAAGAATAGTAAAAAGCATAACGAGGCTGAATTGGAACAGCTTTTGTCGAGAGAAGGTAAGCCTTTCGAATATAAGGATGAACTGGTGCAGGCGAAAAAACAGTTTGAAGAGTATGCCGAACTGATGAAAAAAGAGCTGCAGGAAAAGGAGGCCAAGTATGCAGAAATGGATAAAACTGTTGAAACTGCTACCGATATCGTTAATATCGGAGAAGAGGATGAAGCGCAGTCTCATATCAATCGTAAAGACGATAAGAATGTCCGCTTCCGCAGTGCTTCCGATTCTTTAATGGAAACCTCGTCTAAGTTTTCACAGGTGGCAGCCATTGATGAATTGGCAAGTAGCCTACATATTCCGATACACATCATCCGGGATATAAACGATATCACGGACGAGGACAAAGATACTCAACGGAAGAAACGAGGGTCCAAAGGTTGGTATGATATGGAAACTGGCGAAGTATATTTGGTTTTGCCCAATGCTGAAAACATCGCCGACGCACAAGCGACCGTTTTACACGAGGTCGTTGCGCATAAAGGGCTTCGCGGACTATTAGGAGAAAAGTTTGACGACATGATGGATTCTGTCTATCGCAACCTACCGGAAGATGTGCGCCGTAAGGTTACCCGTGCCGGACTTTCCCGCTATGGGGGAGACTTCAGGATCGCGACGGAAGAGTATTTGGCTTCTGTTGCAGAAAATGGTGTATCCGAGCCGTCCATTTGGCAAAAGATAAAATCGGCCATCCGCGGATTTTTCCGGTCGTTGGGAATCGATTTGCGTATGCGGGATGAAGATATTGCTTATATGTTATGGAAGAGTAAGAACCGTCTTGAAAAAGGTGATTCACTTGTTACGATCATTCATAAAGTGGCCAAAGATGGAAATATGCGTGATACATTGTTGTTCCGTGATCCCTTGGTGCATGGCGGGACAATACTTAATACTCCATCGGAAGACAGAAGAACAATGATACGGACCATTGGTGCAGTATCGGAAGGTGCGAGAAGTTTTTCCGCTATGACACGTGAATTCTACAAGCGTTTCCGTGAAGGCTACCAAGACCAGAAGATTCACATCCGTGACTTTCAAAAGGCTGTAGAGAAAGAGACGGGACACAAAGTAAAAGATTATGAGGATGCCTATATCTACGAGAATACGACGCAGGGACGGGCAGAATATGATGTGAACCATTTCAAAGCGAATGAATTTGCCGCCTTAGTGAACGAGGTTGCCCGCTTATCCAGAGATGGCAAGAATATAGACAAGGATAAACGACGCAAGGTTGATCTTTACATGAAGGCAAAGCACGGTTTGGAACGTAACGAAGTAATGCGTCGTGAGGCACTTGCATCAGTAGAACAGCCATCTCCCGAACTTATTGAATCGATCGGTAATAAGGACTTTGCCGGGCTGACCGCCATAACAAAAGCCTTATCTGCGGAGACAAAGGGTATGGATGAAGATATTGTTCGCCGGTTTGTCGAAGAGTTTGAAAAGGAGAATGATACGAAGAAACTTTGGGAGGCAGTAGGGAAAGCAACCCGCGCCACGTTGGAGAAGATGTATCAATGCAATCTGATCAGCCGTGAATCCCGTGATCGTATTTCTGGTAAATATGAATATTACGTTCCTTTGAAAGAGTGGGAGGAAACGACTGCAGGCGATATCTGGGACTATATAGATAGTAACCGTGATATAGTTTCCAATCCGATCAAAAAGGCAAAAGGGCGTACTTCTATGGCAGGTGACATCTTGGCGAATATTGCAAGCGACTACGAAAGCGCGACAATGATGGGTTATAAAAATCTTGTGAAACTTCGCTTTGCTAATTTGGTCCGAAATAGTAAGACCGGCATGGCAAGCGTTTCCAGACAATGGTATGTAAAGAGCGGTGTTGATACCGAAGGTCGTACTCTTTGGGAGCCAGTGTCCGCAACCGGATTGACAGAGGATGCCGAAACGAATGCAAGTATCATTAATGATTTCGAGGAAAAGATGAAGGAACTGCAGGAGAAAGGTGAGGCTAAGACGCAACAGGAAGTATTGAACCTTGGTGTGCCGATCAAAGATTGGCAAGAGCAGCAGCATGTCGTCAGAGTAAAAGAAGGTGGACGTGACCTATTGGTTTACATCAATGGGAATCCAGTCGTTTCTCAAGCAGTCAATGGCATTAATAGAGCGAGTCTTGATAATGTGGTTCTGAAAGGATTGAACAATGTGCGTAAATTCATGATGCAGAATTACACTTCGCGCAATATTAATTTCATCCTCCGCAACTTTGCACGTGATTTTTTCTATGCCAACACGATGAATTTTGTAAAATATGGAGCAGCTTACGAAGGAAGGTTCCTTAAAAACTATCCTCTGGCCCTTTGGCGTATCGCCAAAGTAGAAATAGGGGGAAGGACTGATTTGGAATACGAAGCGTTTCTTCGTGGTGGCGGCAAGACCGGATACGTGGCGACATTCGGTTATGATAAGTACAAGAAAGAGGTGGAACGTCTGTTGAATAGAAACGCGGGTGGCCGTGTCCGTGTCAAAGATGTGTTCAATGTGCTTGGGGGATACTTCGAAATGGTGAACGGTGTGGTAGAAAACGGTGGACGCTTTACGACTTATCTTACAGCAAAAGAATCTGGAATGACAGAACTACAAAGTATCAACGCAGCAAAAGAAGTGTCGGTAAACTTCAATCGACGAGGTAGCGGTGCGATGGGTGCGGTTTATATGCAGAACTTCTTTCATTTCTTTAATGCGGCTATACAAGGAACGCATAATTTTGCTCATGCGGCAAAGCATAATCCCGTACGAGCAGGTGCGGCTATTGCTATGTGGGCGACGCTTGGATTTGCCGTTAGTACTTTGTCTAAAATGCTTTTCGGAGATGATGACGAGTATAACGATATCCCAGATTATGTACGGCAGAATAATTTGATCCTGCCTATAATGGGTGCACCGGGGAAATATGTACTCTTACCTCTTCCTGTTGAGCTTCGAATGCTGTTCGGGCTTGGTGATATGTCGGCACAGTATACAAGAGGCGAATATAAGGGGCGTGACTTTACATCGGATGTCATGGGTAAATTAATGGATGTGCTTCCACTTAGTATTGAGTCGAATGCGACAGACAATCTTGTCGAAGCTGCCACTCGTACATTTACCCCGGACATGATATCTCCAATTACGGAGGCGTATCTCTTCAATGAAAACTACTTCGGGAAACGGATCACGGGGCGCAACGAGTTTAATAAGTATGTTCCAGAATATCATAAGGTAACGACTGGAACCAGCAAAGCGATAATCAAAGCCTCCGAACGGCTGAATAGTCTGTCGGGAGGTGATTATGCCTCTAAAGGAAAATTGGATTATGCTCTTTTGAATCCTTCTGCCGTAGAGTACCTTTTCGAACAGTACTTAGGTGGCGTAGGTAAAGCCATTGCTCAATGTTACAAAACGGTGGAAGGCGCAGTAACCGGAGATGTGCAGCTTAGGAATATCCCAGTTGTGAGCGGGCTGACCTATGACACAGAAAATATGGTTCCGCGTAATTATACAAACGAACGCTATAACCATTACGTGAAAGACTTTGAAGAGATGCAGAGTAGGGATAGGATGTACCGTAAAGGGCTCGAAGGAGGTAAGGACCTGTCGGGTAATTACAAATCCTTTGCCAATAGTCGTGCATACCGACGTTATCAAACGACCAGCTTTTATAAAAAAGCGATTGAAAGTATGTATGATATGGCCCGCTTGATGGATGGAGAAGAAAAGAAAGCTCTTTACGAACAGGCGAGAAAGACAAAAGAAATGATGATTAACGAATTAGACAAAATAGGAGATGAATAGAAAGTTTTATAACCGTAGATTGAAACCGGGAGTGGAGCGGGGTGGTCGCACCCGGTCAGCTATTAGTTTGACAAAGGCTACAGATGTGCTGAAAGAGGCTGAAAATGCTTGGTGGGGACTTAGTGAGGTTCGCAAGAAGGCTGCACGTTCCCAGATGTATGGATTTGAAGATCAATGGGGCGATCTTGTTATTGATCCAGCAAGTGGGAAGAAAGTGACAGAAAGTGCATATATTCGATCGCAGGGTAAAGTGCCTTTGAAAAACAATGTCATTCGCCCGATTTTGAAAAATATCGACGGACAATTCCGAAATAACCAAACGAAGCCCGTTTGTGTTGTTAGGGACAAAAGGGAAAGTAAGATTGGAGAAATGATGAGCATTGCAATTGAGTATTGCCATCAGATCAACGAAACGACGGAAATGGATGCTGCAAGTTTGACGAATCTTATGCTTTCAGGGTTATGTGCCCAACGGGTAGAGTACGGCATGAATCCGGCTAAACAAAATTTGGATGTGTGGGTTTATCCAACCAATACTTATCGGTTATTCTTCAACACGGATATAGAAGATCCTCGGACATGGGATCTTCGTATTATCGGGGAAATGTATGATATGACTCTTTCGGATATTGTGGCCGCATTTGCCCGTGATAAAACAACCTGTGATGATATTTATCGGATTTACGGTGATCATAACGGGGCTACCTGGGCTGATTCGTTTGGATTACAAGGGGACCAGAACAAAAATATGGATTTTTATATGCCGTCCCGTCCAGATCTTTGCCGGGTGATTCTTGTTTGGAAAAAGGAAAGTCGGGAAGCACTTTTTTGCCGTGACCTATTGAGTGGGGAATGGTGGTATTCCAATCTTTCCGACAGAAAATCGATAGATGTTTTAAATAAGCAGCGTATGGAAGAAGCGTTAGCTAACGGCATGGACCCGGAAGATGTGCTTCTTGTGGAATATACCTATTCAATTGAGCAATATTGGTACTATCGTTACATGACTCCGTTCGGAGATGTGTTACAGGAAGGGCGTTCACCTTACTGGCATAAAGAGCATAATTACATATTGAACATTTATCCGTTTGTCAATGGTAAAGTCTTTAATTTTGTTGATGACTTTATTGATCAGCAAAAGTACATAAACCGGACGCTTACGATGATCGATTTTATTCGTTCGTCTACTGCGAAAGGACTTCTCATTGTGGATGAAGATGCTTTTCAGGGAATGAGCCGGGAGCAGATTGTAGATGAATATGTGCGTTATAATGGTGTGCTTTTTGTTCGTCTTAAACAGGGCCAGAATATACAGAATATCGTTCATCAATATAACGGATCTGCGGCTGTTGCCGGAGATTACGAACTATTGAACTTACAATTGAAACTTATCAATGATATTTCTGGTGTAAATTCTGCAATGCAAGGCCAAACGCCATCTTCTAATACGCCATCTTCGCTTTATGCCCAGCAGGTTCAGAATTCAAGTATGAATGTTAAAGGCTTGCTTGATTCTTTTCGTAATTTTCAAAAGAAGCGAGACAATAAAGTAATGAAGACGATTCAGCAATTTTATACTTCTGCTCGATATATAGACCTTGCCGGATCGGACTATTCGAAAGAAAGTAAATGGTATGATCCGGAAAAGGTGCAAGATTCAGAAATAGATGTCTATATTACGGAAGGTTCTAATACTCCGGTTTATCAAATGGTGATGAATGAGTTCTTGATGGAGCTTTACAAAAATCAGGCAATAAATGTCAAGCAATTGCTTGAAAATTCGTCGCTTCCGTTTGCTGAACGTATCTTGGAAAGTATTAAGCGGGATGAAGCGGAGATGTTGCAGGCCCAAGAGGAAGGTCGTATGGCGCAACTTCAGGGAATTCCTTCTGAGGTCATAGGTCAAATCCGGGCATAATTTTAAATAACGAGGCAAGATCATTTCCGATCTTGCCTCGTTTCATATTGTAGCTTCCGATATGACTTTACGGGTTGGTGTAGCTATTGGGGTATTTACGGCAAATGGAAGACCTATCCGATAGCAGATCCATACGCCGATAGCACGAGTCATGAGTCTGTCATCATGCATTCCTTCAACAGCTCCCATTGTTTTACCATCTTCTTTGATTTCAAATGTGTCGTGTTCGTCTACGGCTTCCTCGCATCTTTCGATGTATAAAGAATCCCGTATTGCTTTTGCTTGATGGGAGATAACCATAGGCTTGGTTGATGTGTTGGTGTGAAATCCCCATTTTGCTGGGGCGCCTTGTCTGATTTGGTCGGCCGGGGTGCGACAGTAGAGATTGGAGTAATGCCCTGCTATCTCGTCTAAGATGTATTCGAAATTATTGCCTTCCGTGCCTTCTGTTTCAAGCGTGTTACTTTCTATTACAACCATAGCATCCTCCTCGTCAGCATAAAATGTTGCCATCTGTACAGCCTTCCAAGCGCCTTTATCATGGTCGATATGGCCGTGCCATTCGGCTACCACTTCCGGGATGCCTCCGTCCATCATCCAATAGCGATCAAAGACGGTGATATCCGTGTAGTCGGCTTCATCTGAAACTCCCCCTACATCCATAACGACAATATAACGATTTCGATATCGTTTTGATTTATCCGGCATTTTCCAAATGGACAAGCAGCCTATTTCTTCTTTTGACAACCGAAGATTCTGAAGGCTTTCTACACCCGTTTCTTCCGAACCTGAAATTTCACCATGAAAAATAGGATCGATGCAAGTTTCGCGTAGTTTGAGCGTGTCTGAAAGCCGGAAACGTCGTCGGCCGGTAGATTGAAAGGCTTCTGTTGGAGTGCTTGGATATTCAGAATTCATACGCCAAATATCTTTCATGTCTTTCTTTTTTTCTCTATACCAAGCAATAGCTTCCAGTGTAGCTCCCAGTTTCCAAAGGTCCCATTCGTATTCGTCCATAGAATGGATAAACTCTTCGTGGTTATCAATAGGGATTGAATAAATATCAATATCAAACCATGCTACAAAAATGGGGAGCAGGTTATTTTTACCTTTGACAGCCTGTTGCCATGTACGATGAAAAAAATTACCAACGCCTTTTGCCGTACTTTCCAACCCTAAAATCGTATATGCTGTATCATAAATGGAACCGGATATAGACTGGATAAGGTCCTCCGGCTTTTTGCCTGGTGTAGCTCTCCAAAGTCCAATTTCGGTTAGGTGAGCTCCTGATATGTCACCGCTTCGAAGTGTATCGGGTTTTTGGAAAGATCCGATCGAGACAACACAATTTGTGTTTTGAATGACTTTGTTTTTGCTTGAACCTTCAAAGGGTGTGAATTTAACCGTTTCTCCAAGCAGATAAGAAGGGTATTTGTTTAAAGCCTTTGTGATCATTGCCCAAACGTTTCTTGACTGTGTTTCCACATCTCCACAAATGACGGTATTCCAGTTTCGACGGTGTACGAGCATTATCCAAAGCATATAAATTTGGACGAGTGTTGATCCTCCCCACTGTCGTGCTTTTAAGAGGATAAACTTGATAGGCTTTCCGGCCTTTCGTAGTTTTTCAAGTTTATTCAGTACTCTTCTTTGCGCACGGTTTAGTTTAAATGGGATATCTTTTGGGCTCACTTTATCTTTTATAAAGATGAATGAATAGGCCCAGTATTCAAAATCGTATATTATCCGATATTTTATAAATTCAATCCAAAGCTGGTTTAGGGCTTCTTCGGAATACTCCACTTCTTTAATAAATCGGATAATATATCCTTTGAATCCGTATTTGGCGAGTCTACGGATAAACAGGTTTTCTTTTATCAATTCAACCGGTAAATACATATCGCCAATAGGGGAGTCTTTTATTGAAATCTTTTTTCGTTCCCCTACGGCGCCAAGACCGGTGACTGGATTGTATGGTGCGTTTATTATTTCGTGTCTTTTTCTGTTTTCTTCCAAGATATTTTCGATCTCGAAATCATTGTGAATGTCGTGCATAATCGAGATAAAATGAATGAGATTGCTAAAGCTGAAATGTGTATTTTCCAATTAATGACATTATAGCCGAATATTGACTGCATTATTAACATTATAAGCAGCATGATTGTATATTTCTGTCGCTTCGAATGTCCATCTTGCCATATCTTGCTTAAATACATGCCGATCATGGAAAATATGATGGTTGATGCGCCGAATGTCGGTTTTTCAGAGCAAAAGATTGCAGAAGACAGGATTACAGATATTGGTATTACTATAATTGGGGCTTTGCGTCCATAATATTCTGCAATCACCGGCTTATATATCAGGTATCCGATTGAATTGAAGAACATGTGCATAAAGGTCAGATGTATGAAATTGTATGCAATCAGTTGCCAATATCGGAATCCGGAGGACAGTCCGTAATCGCTTAGATCGTAGTACCGTGATAGGGAATAAAAAAGGATAAATATGAATACCAGGATCATTTTCTTTTTAATTTGTCATTAATAATGCGTACAAATTGCCTTTTTTCGATATAGAAAGAAGGAGCTTCATTATTGATGATGGTTTCCAAATAGCTATATCCCGGATATTTTAGCCCTTTTGCAACAAATTTCCTGAAAATACTGTCGTACATGTCTATTTTCATGGGGTTGTACATGTCCGGTTGTATCCCTCTATACATAAGCGATATGTTTCTGATAGCGACTTCTAAGGTGATGTAATACCTTGGAGCCGGATAAGACATCGCTTTTTCTATGATCGTATTTTTGGGAACCCGGCGTGCGACATCCCCCAATTCTTTTATTGCCCTTTCGTATGCCTTAAATACATCATCTTTTTTTTGCCAGTTCTCTGTTTTTGCCATGAAAAAATGCTTTGGTTTGTTATAATGGCTCAAATATATAACATTATAACATATTAAACCACAAAATAATGTCTTTACTTTGCTAAAGTAATACTTTAAATATTATTTCATGGATAATAATGTAGGAAACGAAGAAGAAAAAGTACCTGTGGAATCTTCAGGGGCGACAAATAAACCTTCCAAGAAACAGGTTTATTTGGATTATATGCGTTCTCGTATGGGAGAGTCTTACGGTGAAGACGAAGACTCTGTTTATTCTGACATGCTTGATTATCGGCAAAAGAATGACGAATCACAGGAGCGCATGACCGAAATACTTTCAAAAGATCCGCGCCTTGCACAAGTCCTTTCGGACATGGCTGGCGGCAAAAGGGGGGCAACTTCGGCTCTTGTACGATATTTCGGAAAGGATATTTTGGGAGCAGAAGAAGGTTCGGACGAGTGGAATGATTTGCAGAATGCCGAGAAAGAGCGTATGGAGGAATTGGAATCCATGCGTAAAAGCAAAGAGGAATACGATGTAAATATTGAAGCAAGTTTACCGGTTCTGGATGAATTTGCCACATCCAGAAAAATCGATATCGATGAATTTCTTGACAGTGCCTACAGCCGGATACTTGAGCCCATTTTCAAAGGGAACTACACTACCGAACTGTTGGAAATGTTGTACAATGCCATGAATTATAAGACAGATATTGAAGAATCCTTTCAGTCTGGTGTTGTTGCAGGGAGAAATCAAAAGATTGACAGGATGAGAAAGGATAATGCCGGTGACGGATTGCCAAGATTAGGGGCAAGCACCGCTTCAACGGTTAAACGTGCCGAAAAAAAGCCTTCTTACAAGTCGAGCGTATGGAATGATTAATCAATTTTTAATAAGTAAAGCGATGGGAAAATTTGTAAATTATGTGAGAAACGAAAAGAGATTTATTTTATCCTTGGTGTTAATGATTCTTGGGATTGCGTTTGGAGATGCATCTGTCCTTATGGCTGAAGGGGTGACTGTTGCTCCGCCAGCACCAGAAGGGGGTACGGCTACGGAAGGCCATGAGGGTTTGCAAACACAGTTAGGAGGGCAGGATACTTCTGTGACCACTTTGGAAAGAGGTGGTGAAACGGGCGATATCATAGCTGAAGACATAGACGAGGATATTGCGAAATTCCGTCCTGATTTTTTTCCGATTGACACGATTGCCCGAAAAGCGGCAAAGAAAAAGAGAAAAACGAATTATGTTGTCAAGCATTATAATATCGATGCTTCCCGTATCACTTGTATCACGAACGCTGAACATACGGAGTCTGCAAGTAAAAAACGTGTAGCATTGCCTATTGATGCAGCGGACGGCAGTGTGTTTAACGTATATGACACAATCAACGTTCGTGGAGTGGACGGTTATGCAAGCGACGGTTCGACGGTCACTCCCGGTGTGGATCTGATGCTTTATGTTGTGGCACTGGATGCTTCGTCGGGGCTTCCAGTAGTTGTAGCCATTAATGGGAAAAAGCAAAACCCGGCAGACGTGGAATGTTATGTCCCTTCTATTCCGGAGGGCACGGCCTTGTATTGTATGGCCAAGGCCGGCAGCGAAAGCCAGTTGTTCTGTCCTCCGACCAATCAGGCGCCTACGCCTCGCGAAGTCTATATGCAGCGGAAGATGTCCAACACCAAGTTTACCGAATATTTTGAGAATGTAAAGAAAAAGGTGGCCTGGGATAAGGAAGATGTGATGGAAAATGACCTTTGGGAATTCCGTCGCAAATGCGAAGTGTCCTATTTGCTGGGTATCAAGGGTAAGATCGCGATCAAGGATGCGCAATATCCGAATCGTGGAATTGAAAACGTGTATTTTCAGGAGGGTATCATGTGGTCCATCAAGAAACACTATGAATATACGAAAGGTAAGTTCAGCTTTGCGGATTTTATCGGTATTACCAAAATGAAATTTACCGGTAACAACGGAAGCAAGGAAGCCTTTGTAGGTGTCGGCAAGGATTTGTTGGAAGATATGATGAAAGTCGATTACACGTTGACGAAAGATATTAACGTGAAATCCAGAGAGAAATGGGGTATCAAATTCCAAGCCTTCGAAAGCTCTTTCGGAACGATGAATGTTGTCCATTTGCCTATTCTGGACGAAGTTGGTTTGTCGGAGATCGGTATTTGTCTTGATCTTGATATGTTGGTTCTCTACAAAATGGAGGAGGAGCGACGGAATATCAATATGGAAACGCAGGGCGAAGCTGCTGAACGCAATGTTACGATTCAGACAGACTGTTTAACGTTGAAAGGATACAGTCATCTGCTGATCAAGCCGAACACGTCCGGTTTCAATGATGCGGAACCAGATCTTGTAAAGGCAAAAACAAATGATGGTGCGACTTTGCCAAGTGAGGGAAATAAGGAAGGCGCTATCCTGTACTTGAAGAAGGATGTCGCATCGACTGGAACCAACGATGAGTTGAAGGCCGGTATGTTGGCTCAGTGGAATGGGACAAAATGGGTAAAGTATGATGGAGATGTCTATATCGGAGCCTGATAATTAATGTTTAATTAGAAAAGGGGGATTCTGCATTTTTTAGATTCTCCCTTTTTAGATAGAGATAAGGTTATGTATAAGAAAATATATGGTACATCGTCTGCCGAACTTTCGACGATTATTAATGTAGGTGGTATTCCAAGACGTATTGAATTTACAGGAGGTGTTCCATCTGGGGTATCACGGGTATCTGCGAGATTTGTAACTTCTGACAAACGGTTGCAAGATGCAATAGAGTCAGACCCAAGGTATGGTGAGCTTTTCTTTCTTGAAGTAATTTCGCCTATGCAGTTTAAAGAGAGAGTAGCAAGCAACGGTAAGGTAAAAGAGTATAATTACATTACGCGTGTTCAGGATGCTATAAACGTGTTAGTCACCAAGCATGGTGTCCAGTTAGATTCTCTGAAGAGTAAACAGGATGTAAAAGAAGCGGCCAAGAAAAAGAGTGTATCATTCCCTAATATGAGATAATCATGACAAAGCAGGGTATAATAGATAAAACCAGAGCGATAATGAATGAGATAGGTGAGGAAGAAAATCTCTCATTGTTATCAGAAGATACAGTAAAGCTGGCAGAGTATATAGAATCTGTTATACCTGATGCTATAAATCTCATAGCACAGGATGAAAATGTCTCTATTGCTTTGTTGAACACCGGAAATATGACATCTGGCGGAACAAGTAGTGAAGGTTGTACGGTAATTCCTTTACCGCAAGATTTTTTACGTTTTGTGTCTCTGCGTCTTTCGGGATGGAAAAGAGAGGTTCAGAGAATTTCTCCATTTGGAAGTGAAGACTATAAGATTCAACACAATGCCGTTACCCGAAGTGGTGTAAATAAACCTTCATGCGTTTTTGCTCATAATAGGACAGGGCTGTGTATAGAATGTTTTCCATCCGGTGAATTACAATATTTCAATTATGTAAAAAGCATGACGGACTCATCTGATGATAGTCTTTCGAATTACGGTGAATCATTAATGCTCGCGATTTGTTACGCTTGTGCTTATTTGGTATATAATATATTCGAGATGCCTAATGTCGCTGAGCAAATGTTGAAAATAGCAGTTCAAGTCCTTCCGAAAATACAATGAGATATCAGTTAGATGAAGATAAGGGTGATTTGTTGTATGAGGTTGAAAATGATAATCTTATACTTAAAATTAAGCCAGAAGTAATCGCGAGTATCGGTACTCCGGGGACTGGTGGTAGTGGTATTTATCATATAAAGCTGAACGATGATATCCGGCCATCGGATACGAATGCTTTTACGGCACTTCGGGCACTGAAGGAGATAGAAGACGCTATACGTGGTGCCATTATAGAAATGGATGGCATGTTTATCCGTAAAGATATAGACGATTACGCATTAGGAAACATCCGATTTCATGAAAGTATCGGTTCACCTGACTTTTTGACCGGTATTGAAGGGGGAAATGGTTGGAAAATTACGGCTGATGGTGGTATTGAAGGTGAATCGGCTGTGATCCGTTCGGATGCAATTATAGGTAACTCCATAGGCAGCCGTGATTTTGCTTCCGGTATGTTCGGTTATGGCTGGCGTATTGATTCGCCTACAGCTTCCGGTACGGTGGACAACTGGACGGTGCGGAAGACATTTAAAGTCTACGAGCTGGTTTATTCCCAAGTGTTGGGGCTGAACGGTTCCCATATCGTGTCAGATTTTAACAAAATAAAGACGGTCACTCCGCTCGGAACACGTCGTTATCGCTGTGAGATGGACGATATGGGGGGCGAAATGTTCATGAATCTTCGGGATGGTGACCTTGTTCGTATCCAGCAACGGGACGGGAAAGGTGGAATCCGTTACTTGTTTGCCGAAGTGGAAAACGTGACATCGGAGAGGTTCGACCTTAAAGTGATCGAGGGCGGGAGCGTGCCAAAGGCAGGTGACGTGGCGTTCCGTATGGGTAACCTTGAGGAGAAGAATCGCCAGGGGCTTATCTATTTGACTTCTTCCGACGATTATGCTCCTTATATAGATGTGCTCGATGAAGTAACCAGTCCGCAACTCATAGCCGACAATACGAAGGTCCGCATCGGGAATCTGGGGGGGCTGACGGTCAACGGGCGTACCCTTACAGGGCATGGCATCTATATTAATGGTGGTATCTTTCAGCATAGCACCTATTACCTGGAAGACGGAAGCACCATTGAGCAGACATTCGAAGTGATGGAAGGCAAGCTCCGTAGCGAGATAGAGGGTGTACGAAATGATATATCTGGGGAAAAGGGGAATATCCTCCGGAACCCTTCGTTTGCATCCAACACCTATTATTGGGATACGAAGAGCCTGGTGCATTACATCCCAGTCAAAGATGGATGGCTTTGGCTGCCGTCCTCTTTCTATGTGGATAAAGAAACGTATGTTGGTATGTACCGTGACGGAAACCGTCGTGTCTTGAGGATTCTGAACAGTAGTGTCGGTCAGGCAAACGACCTAATGGATATCCCGATGCATTCCAATCCGAGCGAGGATGGAAAATACACCTATTCTTTCTCTTTCCATTACCGGGTATTAAGGGCAGGTACATTGCGT